AATACACCAAGGCGACACTTTGCCTATACAGCGACGGTTCAACGCGCTGGGCTGACGACAACGCGCCGTTGCCGTTTGGTGTTTACAAGGTCAAGTCGTCTGGTCGAAGCTGGCCTCGCTCACATATTCGGTAATGAGCCTGAAAAACCCGAAGCCGTTAGCCGCCGAATTGCTGACAGCCGTGTCATAAGCCGCGTCGGCGTTGCTCTCGTATTCAATGTGCCGGATGATGCCTTCCATAATCTCGGCGACATCTTCGTCAGCTTCACCGCCGACCGGATGGACGTGGATTGCCTGCCGGTTCTGGCGCACATCGTTGACAACCAAGGCCAGCGTTGCTGGTAGCGTGTTGATAACCAGCGCGGGCCGTCCGTCAATGCCGCGTTGCGTGTAAGCGTCACCCCAGCGCGATAGCGGGTCGGCGTTGAGAAACTGCAAGTCATCCAGCGCCAGGTTGCGGTTGCCGTTATCCGCATCCTCGCACAGTCGGAAGCACGCCTTTGCGTCAGCAACAACGTTGTCGGTTACAGCCGTCGCGCCTTCATCGTTGCGGATGCTAATCGCGCTCATGCGAAACGCGCCATAAGCAAAGGCTCCGCTTGGATAGGCGTGAAGCCGTGGCGCTGATACCAGTTCGCCAGCCGCTCGCGGTCGCCACCGTCAACCATCAACATCAATGCCGTCTTGGTTTCGTCAGCCTCGCAGCAAATGGCGTCTAGCAGCGCGTCGGCCTCACCGTTGCCGGGGTTGTCGCTTTTGACCGCGACCAGTTCACGCATTTTCGAGCGCAGATGCGGGGGCAATGAACGCGGCACGGCAATACGTGCGCTGGCGCTGTTTTTGGTGCGTGGCCCGACTGGCATCATCAACAGTTAACTCATATGGAACTGGTTACGGTAGATTAGTAACACGCTACGCAATAACTAACAAGCGCCTATGCGGCCCAGCCCCTACCGGCAGCGCGAGCCGGTCGCGGTGTGCGCGGCACGGCTGGCCCTTCCAATTTGTCAACCACGCGCCCGATTAGCGATAGGTTGTCAACGTCATCATCGTAACGACCCGCCGGGAACGCTACGCACTCATCAATAAAGCAATCGCCGTCATGGTCATCGCGTATATGCACGCGGCCCTCGTTCACTAGCGCCTGCGCCGACCGGGCGCGCGTCGGTTTGTCGCTTACCGACGACAGCCATTCCAATTTGCACGACACACGGCGGTCACGCATCCTGCTAACCAACATGCCCTCGACAGCCTTTTGAATTACCCCCCCCTCACCAAACCACGTTAACGGGCGGTAACGTGATATCAGGTCAACCTGCGCGCCAATCCACTCTTCTGAACTTGTCTGCCCGCCCCAGCCGTCAACCAGATAGACGTTAGCCGGTATCGCGTTGTCGATGCCCCAAATACGTAAGCGCGTGTAATCGCCGCCGCCTTCCGTTACCGCATAGTCGCTTGTGCCATAATAGCGCAGCGCGTTCGGTTGTTCGGTGTAGCGCGTGAACCTGTCGCGCTGAAAATACGTGCCTTCATCCGGTGCGGGTTTCTGTTGATAAAGGCTAGTCCACGTGCGGCGGTTGCGCTTGAACGGTGCCCAGTGCGCATCGCTGAACCATTCCGGCCAAAGCGTTTCGCCTTTCGCGCGGCCTAGCGGATCATCGTCCATATCGGCAACGGCAGGCAAGCAAATGACATGCCACGTGCGACCGTCGCGGCCCTCGAATACTCCGCTTTCGCCTTTCCAATCTTCGGGCAGTATGCGGCCTGCGGGGTCGTCTTGGTGCCAACGCGTCAAAATCATAATCTGCGGCGCGCCTGGGATTAGGCGCGAGCAAAAGTCGTCGGTGTATGCGTCCCACGTCTTGTCGCGGATTGTCTGGCTTTCCGCAGCCTCGCGCCCCCTGATGGGGTCATCTAGGATGCCAAGCGCCGCGCGGTTGCCGGTAAGACCGGACAGCAAGCCGCCTGCCATATACTCGCTACCGTTGTCCAACGCCCATTCGTCAGCCGCAGACTGGTCAGCCGACAGCCCTACGCCTAGCAGGTTGGCAAACGAGCGCGACTTAATAAGCTGGCGAGCGCGCCGCCCCTGCTTCTTGGCAATGTCGCTCGCATAGCTTGCCAAGATGACGTTACGGCGCGGCTGGCGGGCCATGAACCACGGAACAAACACCACATCCACATAGGTTGATTTGGCCGATCCCGGCGGCATTAGAACCATTAGGTTCGGTATTTCGCCACTCTCGATTTTTTGCAAGCCGTCGCACAACAGCGCGTGATGGTCGGCAAGCCTGTCCAGCTTCATAACGCTAAAGCTATCGGCGTCGTTGGCGTTGCCAACAGGGACAGTCGGAATATCAACCAAGCACGCAAAGTCCGACAGGCTGCGCTTGGCTAACTCCCGCCGCGCCTGCATCACATGCTCAACCGTGATGTTCATTCGGGCAGGCGCAGCTTCGCTAGTTCGCGCAGGGCGTCAACGCTTAACCCGCTCACATCAACCACTGTTGCGATTGGGTTATCAGGGTCACCGCTATGGATTTGCTTATCGCCGTAGCGTTTAGGGTCCCACTTCGCCAGCAGCTTCAAGCGCACGTCAGTCCGAACACGGCGCGAGGCGGGGTCATCTCCCTTATCGTCGGCAATCGTGAAACAATCTTCTGCAATCACGTCGAAGCCCGTCTCGCGCGCGCGGGTGTGCGCGATGTTTAAGGCTTCGTCGGCATATCGCCAATCGTGCCACGTTTGAACGTTAATGCCCTGTTGCGCGCACAAGCTGGTGAGTGTCTGCCCTTTGCTCATACCCTCTAGGATAGCTTCTACCATTTCAGGGGTGCGTTTGGAGTGAGCGGGCATTACTGGGACACCGCAACGCCGCAGTCATCGCCATATTGTGCGGGCGGCGCTGGTTGCTCAGTCGAGTTGATTACGTCCGGCGGTGGCGGTAATTCACCAGTAAGCGCATAATCACCGAACAGGCGCGCGGTGTACAAAACGAAATCCCACGTCTCACCCACTTGGGGGTTAGCAATTTCTGCCGCCAACTCAAGGCACCGCAACCGGATTGCTTGTTCGTCCATCACAGCGCCCCCACATCAACGAGCCATTGAACGCCCGCCGTGAAAGCGCAAAGCCCCGCAAAAATCGCGAGCCAGAGCGCGGCAGACTTGGCGAATGTCATGTTACCCATGAGGGGGAGTGTAGCGGAATGGCGGCACTCGTTCAAGCCGTAGCCGACTGCGAACGCGATGATGGTGGCGAACGTCATCCCATGCGCCTCGATACGAACGCGCGCAATTCATCGCTGGCGTCGGCGTGTGCCGGCATGTTCGGAACGAGCGGCCCTTGCGTGTAATCGACCTTGCGCGTGTTGACGCCCTCTTTCGCGTCGGCTTCCGCAAACTTGGCGTGCATGAACTTGAGCGCGTCGCAAATGGTCGCGGGATCGACGTATTCGGGCTTGGGCAACGCGCGTGCTGCGGCCCGTTCTTTCGCCTCGCGTGCTTCGCGGTTGCGCTCTCGCCGTTCAGCAACAAACGGCTTAGCGGCTTCGACCAGTTCGCACAATTCCGGCATCCACTTCGATTGCAGCTTCCACGCCTTCAAGCCAGCGCGCACGCTATCGGCGTCCATTGCCTCGGACACTTCGGCCAGCAGATTTGTAAGCCGCAATTCCTCTTGCTTGTCGGCAAGGTTCACGCGGCGGTCAATCGCGTATTCCGTCAGCAGGTCAGCGATTGCCGGATTGATTGCGCTACGCCCTTGACCCGAATTGTTCTCGGAGACGAAGCCCCGCTGCGAGCCTATCGCTGACACCGCTAGGCTGTAAATTGGCGGGAGCGTTCGGTCGTCCATTACAATTCTCCTGTGGCTGGTCATCGTAGCAACCGGCGTTGAGCCAGGTCGCGGCGTGCTTGGTAAAATCAGGGTCGCGGCATGGGCTGGCGGCATATGCCGATGCAGCTTGCAACATGGCTTGCGGGTCAACGCCGCGCTTGATTGCCTTGGCGTATGCTGCTGCGGCTTTCAGTTTGGCGACCTTGAGAGGGTAGGCCTTCCAGAAGTCAGCAAACGTGTCAGGCTTCGCGCTCGCGCTAGTTTTTATATGATTGGTGGTTACTGACGATTTGGGCGAACGTCGTTCGGGGGTAAATGCGTTTTCGTTCGGGGGTGAAGGTTGTTCGGTGGCGAACGTCGTTCGGGGGTGGACATAGTAATTGCAGCCCTTCCCGCTCACTTGTTGCCGGTGCAAATGCCCTTTGGCTTCTAGCCGTTGAACGATGAGTTGCGCGCCGCGTTGCGTCATGCCTGCGCGCTTGGCAATTGTAGCCATAGACGGCCAGCAATGCCCGTTGTCGTTCGCATTGTCGGCTAGGGATAGCAGGACAATCTTTTCGCCGGTCGGCAGATCGAGCGCCCATGCTGCGGTCATCAATGAGATGCTCACAGCTTCGATCCATACTTAAAATTGGCTTGCTTAACGCCATCAGCAATACCGCCAATGTTCATGCACGTATCGCAGCGCAGACCGTCAGGATAATCGCGGGGGTCAATCAATTCATGCAAGTGACGGCCAGCTTGCAGCGCATGGATAAGAGACCATATTTCGCGTGTGAACTCGAACCATTCGCCATGCTGCCAATCTTCCGCAAAATATTCATGAAGCGCGCGTTCGTATTCGACGCCGTATCCCGGTTCATGATGTATTAAGTCTAGCAATATAGGCGAACCCGTCTGCAATGCCTTCAACCGCGCGTGC